TGCGACTTCTGGTGCGTCACCATCGAGCCGCCGTAGGTGCGGGACGACAATTGCGTGTTTGCGACGGTGCTGGAGTACGCCGGAGCGTCCGCAATGCGACGAAAGATGTCGGTCGCAGTCACGCTGTCGGGGTCGTTGCGGACCAGTACCTGCGCGGGCAGCGCGGCGTCTGCCGTGTCCATGCGGATTGGCGTTATTGAATCGCCGCCCGACAGCGCGGTGATGCGCCGGAGAGAAAGCGCACCCGATCGCCCGACGCCAGCCGTCGTGTTCGACAGCGGCGCAGACGGCGACACCCGCAGCGACACCAGCTCGAAGTACCGCCGGTCGTCCGACGCCTCGTTGTTGAAGATGCCAAGCAGGCCATCTTCCAACGGACGGACATCAACAGCGTCGAGCTTGATGTAAAGCGTCTCAGGCATCGGGCGGCTGCTCCTTCACGACCTCAAACCGCGAATAGCGATGCTTCGCTCCGCAGCTTGGGCAGACGATAGGCGGCGACAAGCCGCCGACGCCGCCGTTGAGATCCTGCTCAACGCGGTCGGCCAACTCCTGCGACACCTGCCACTCATGGCCGCAGGTGATGTGCCGGAGTGTCGCCATGCGTCAGGTCGCCGAGTCGGTGAACTCGATCTCGAGGTCAGCCGTACCGACCGCCGAGGTGCCGCTATGGAAAAGCTGGAAGCCCTGCGTTGCTCGGCAGGTGACCGGCTCGACGTTGGTGTCGCCGTACCCGGCGTTCCAGATCTCCGCGAACGGAACCAGCGTCAGCCAGTTGGCCTGCGTGGTACCGGCGACAATCGGCTCCTCGTTCACGAACAGGAAGCGACGGAAGATATCCGTGCCAGTCGTCGTCTGGTTGGTGCCGCAGGTCGTCGCGGCGTCAAGGTTCGAGCTGTTGGTGTCGTGCTTGACCGGAGTTACCGCCGTACCCGCAGACGCCGCCGTGATGCGACGGCACTGGGCCGTCGTCAGCACACCCGTCACCGCTGCGGTGCCGTTGTTAAACCAATACCCGCGATAGACGCGGATGACGCGGGCCGTCGCCGTGCCGTTGAACACGTTGAGCATATCCTTGCTCGACGCATAGGCGATGCCGCCGCCGGTTGCTCTAAATGTCGCTGCCATGTATCAAGCTCCTATCGTGATGATTTTCCCGGTGCCTTGCGTGGCCCGGAACACTTCGATTTCGCCGCTGCCGTCCATCTGCGGACCCGCTACCCACTGCTTGACATTGCCCGCATGCAACGCCTTGATGCTGGCGTCAAGGTCATCCCTCGTATCGCCGGGCATCAGTCCCAAACGCCTTGCAGCCTGCACCTTGAGCATGAAGGCGATGCACTTCTGCACCACCCACTGCGGAACAGTCGTCTCCGTCCGAAGGAACCAAGTACCGCCCTCAAAGCCCGGTCGCCACTCCATCGCAGGTTGCTTCATCATCAGTTCACCTGCATGGGGCCGGGAGGCAGACCCGGAACCGCGTCGGGTTCGTCCACCTCGCGGACCTCGACAATCTCGCCTGCGGCATCGCGGATAGGCACTCGCCGCTTCTTCTGCGTCACCGCCTGCAGCAACTGCTGCATCTGAGCAGCGTTGTTCTGCGACATCTGCCCGATGGCGTTGGCAAGGCCATCGACCTGCACGACCGGGTTCGTCTTCTGCACCATCGCCATCATGTCGGCAATCTGCTGGTACTGCTGCGATACCTGGTCGAACCGCTGCTGCATCTCCACCTTCTGCAAGTCGATGGTGGCCTTGAGCGAGGCGATCTTCTCGTCCGACTGCGTTTGCAGCATGGCGATACGCTCGTTCGACTGGATCTTCTCGGCCTCGAGTTTGAGTTTCTCGATCTCCGGGTTCGGGGGCGGGGGCGGCGGGTTCATCAACTGCTGCTGCATGGCAGACACCGCTTGGTCGAGGACACCCTCGATTTCCGCCGACACGCGGAACTTAGACACCGCCCATTGCATGAGACGCAGCAGGAACGGCCCCGCTCCGGGCGTCGATTGAGCCACCGGAGCAACCTGCGAGATGAAAGCCCCAAGCCCCTGCATGAACTGGACTGCTGCGTCTCGCTCGGCGGCCCAGTCCATCGCCGCCATCGAATCGGCCTCTACCGACACGCGGTATTGGGCCATCGCCTCGTCTTTCAGCAACTGCACCGCAGGCAAGGCAAACTGTGCATCCGGCGTGCGTTCGATGTTCGACCGCGTGGCAATCGTCTCGACCTGCCAGTGCTTGCAGATGATCTCCGCCTTGATACGCAGGGCATGCGTAATCCACTCGGCGATGTAGAACTGCGAGAGCTGCACGCGGGTCGAACCGAACTGTGCCTTGATCTCCTGAGCAGTCGCCGTCTCAGACGCCTTGCTCGAGCCACGCATCACATCCGAGATGCCCAGCACCTCGTAGATCTGCATGGTCTTGTCGGAACGGTACTGCCGCAGACGCTCAATGGCGTTGACGACCTGCTCGATGGGAACGAAATCCACCTTGCCCTTGAGGCCACCGCCCTCGGCAAACATGGCCCAGTTGTCCACAGGGATGAGCTGGTTCTCAGCCGCCTGCTGGAACATCCGCTGCACACCGTCCGCCGACTTGTCGTAGACGCCGACGACCTTCGCTGCACGGGTCAGCCAAGTGATGCGGGTGTTGATCTCGTCCAACTCGTTGAACTGGTCCTGGGCGAAGATGTAATCCGCCCGCGGCATGTAGTTGGACGAGGTGACATTCGCCGCCAGAGGCTTCGGGCAGGGGTAGAAGTTCTCGAGGCCGAGGGGGTCAGGCTTGTAGTCAAGGATGATCTCGCAGCCCTTGGCAAGCCAATAGACCGTCTTGTTCTCCTTGCACCAGATCTCGAAGACCTCGGCCTTCGACCACGGGTCGTTCTTCGGCCCCTGCGACTCCTGACCCACGCGGTTCTGCGTGGCAATCGGGACAATCTTCGCCACCTTCTCGCCGAAGCGGGCCACCAACTGGTCACGGGTCATGTACACCCGGCGGGCCACCCACCGCACCTCATCCCATGTCCGGGCAGGCGAGTAGAAGAAGTCCTTCCAGTAGATGTAATCGACCGGGGCATCCTCGGCCACGATCCGCTCGACCGTCTGCTCAGGCACCAACTCAACGCCGGTCAGCGGGTCGATCTGCGGCGGAATCGTCTCCAACGCCGTCTCGACCTCGTACCGCAGCCATATCTGACCAAGGCCGACGACGAGATAGTCTTCTATGCCCTGCCGAACGGCGGCATCCCACGCCGAGATGTTGTCATCGAACGACTTGTTCAGCAGCCGCTGCAGGATCTGCCCCGCCACGCGGGCCTGGTCATCGTCCGAGTCCTGGAACGAGCGAGACACAGACGCCTTCGGCGGACGGGCATAGAGCAGCGAAAGCAGAACCTTCATGGATGACCAGAACAGGTTCACCCGAGACTCGTCCTGACCCCACTCGTCACGCTTGTCGAGATACCGCTTCGTGATCTTGTCGGCGTCAAGATGGAACTTCTCGAGTTCCTTCTTCGCCGCTTCAATCTCGGTGGACCAACGCTGTGCCATGCCCGCAGGCGTGTCAGCGAAGTCCTTGCTCGACTCTATGCGTTCGGAGTTTTCCATCAGCCTAGCCTGCCCGTCCGGGTCGGTTGACAATCCCACACGTCATCAAGCGTGAAAGCGTAATGATGCCCCACACGCGGTGCGATTTTAACCACATCCCTTGACAAATTGCCAGAAACTGGTCTTGCCGCCAACGCCAGGTAGCGAAAAGCATCCGCACCGTGGCTATGCTGGTCGTGCTTGGGGCGGTTGCGGAAGGTCTGCGTCTTCTCGTCCCACTCCCGCATGTACCCACGCAGATGCTCGACCCCCTCGTAAGTCGCCTTCTCATCGAACCAACACTTCGGCAGGGTCAATCTCGCCGCCTCGATGCCGTCCTGCAGCGACAACTCCGGGACAAGCCGCGGGGTGATACCCGCCTGCAGGAACTGCTCGATGATCGACTTGCCCGTCTGCAAGGACTTCGCCTTGGCGTCATGCGGCAAGAACACCTGCCCGACCTTGTACGGCCTGGTCTTGATCCAGTCGATGTAATGCGAGATTGGCTTGCTGTTCGATTCGTAGAACTCGACCACCCGGTGGCCGTCTACCGTCGTCTGCCACCCCCACCACGAACAACTGTCCGTAAAGCCCAAGTCAGCCACCAGATCCACCGCCAACTCGGGGTCTACCGGAAAGTCTCCCACCCGCTTTTCGTCATACGCCTCGCCGACCAGCTTGGCGTAGTACGCACCGGGGATGGCGGCATCGAAGGAAATCTCGTACTCGGTGGCATACGACTCCTCGGTCATCTGTGCCTTGGCATCCCGCAGCTCGTCAGGATGCAAGATGCCGGTCTTGCTGGCCGGAAGCTCGAGCAACAGGTAGGTGTCGGGGTTTAGCCTCGCCTCCTCTCGCATCTGCCAGAAGAAATTCTTGCCCGCCGGGGTACCGGCGAAAATCGCCCAGCCACGCCGGTCAGACAACGCCGGGCGAAGCACCGAATACCAGGCACTCGGGCGAATCTGCCCTACCTCGTCAAGCACCACGCCGTCGAAGTACAAGCCACGGTAGGCATCCGGGTTGTCCGCACCACCCACGAAGATGGTCGACTCACCCTTGTGGCCGTTGTGCATCGTGATCTTGAGTTCAGACTCGTTCGGCGGCTTCGACCAGAAAGGCTTCGTCAAGTCCTTCAAGTAAGTCCACGCCACCTTCTTCGCCTGGTCACGGAACGGGGCAAGGTAGGCGAATTGCGGCTTGGGGTTGGGATTCTCCAACGCCGCCACCACCAGGTCCGCACACATCGCCACCGTCTTGCCCGCACGGCGGTGGGCAATCACAACCGCCCACCGCTTGTTCCGCTTGTGCAGCGGGAGGAAGACGTCGCGGGGGACGTAAGTGGTTAAGTCCATGTTGCGTTTATCTCAACACCCAATTTTGGGAACGGGAGAGAGGGGGGAAGGGAACCCCTTCTACGACCCCTCCCCCCGCTGCCGTTCGTCGGGGGGTAGGGGGTCGGCGGCTGAGATTTCCTGGCGATTCTCGAGTGTTTCCCCTGCACTGGGATTTATAGTCCGGTTGTCATCGTGTTCAATCAATGCGTTAGGCGTAGGCTGTACCGTTAGTGTCCCGCCAATGTCTCTCCCGCTCAACCATCCTAGATTGATGGTCACGCCGCCCGTCCCGTTGCCGTTGATAGTGAGCGGCAAGGCCTTAGCCATCATTGCCGCGAATATCTGCCGATCCGCTACGCCGCCGTTGGCCCTCTCGAGTAGCCAGTAGGCTAGCCCCTTGCGGCCTTGCCCGTCCGTTACCTGGCGAGCGGCCAGCTCTACAGCCTCGCGTATCGTGGCCGTGACCTTATTAACGCTTCCCTTGCGTCGGCCTAGCGGCATCTTGGCCCCGTTCAGCGGCGAGACGGCTACCCGCTTGGCGGGGGCTTGTTTGGCGGCGTTATCTTGTAACTCCATGCCGCCGCATCATGCCGCCGCGTAGAGCATTCCGCAACTAGTACCAAAACGGAATAATCCCCTTGCAACGCTAGCGGCTTGTGCTAATCTGTCCATGTCGAGACAAACACTACACGGAGCAAACGACATGTTTAAGAACATCATCAACGCCGCCGCAATCCTGTCTTGTGCGGCCTGTGCTGCTGCTGCGGTCTACATGATTCCCGTCGTCATGCAAAACGCCGACACGCCTAGCGGCCTGTCTGCCTTCATGCTTTGCATGATGTTCGGTGCCGCGTCGCTTGCCAGTTACGCCGCGATTCGCGAATAACCCTAACCCCACACGCCGGAGGCAAACCATGCCCACATTTATCGTCAATCTTCGAATGGATCACCGCCCGATTATCGTTACCGCTAACACGATTTTTGACGCGGCCAAGCTTGCCAGAAAGTCTGTTGAGGGTAGTGTTTACGCTCGCCGCGTTAACCGTTATATCCGCGACTGCATCCGCGTTACGGATTCGTACCGCGTCGCGTCAACGGGCAGCGGTAAGGGCAGCATCCATGTATCACTCACGCCGCAGCAAGTAGCGGATGACGCTTGGATGCGTTACCTCTCCCACGCTGCCCGGCTTCCCGTCGTGTCCGGCGTAGATTACTCGCCGCATTCCGACGACCACGACGACGACGACGACCGCTGCCGCCCCCCGTTCTCATACCAGCCTTAAACCCACACGCCGGAGACAACATCATGCAGTTTTATACCGATCCTGCCCGCGAATCCGACACCTACGCCCTGCCCGATGCCCGCGTCTACGAATTGACCGCACGCGAGGTTGCTGAGATGGACGACGACACAATCGACAGCTACATGCGTCGACGTGAGTTTCGGCTTGCGGCCATGTCAGATCGCGTGCGTGACGCGATGTTTGACGCGATGATTGAGGATAACGGCATTACTGGGGGATGGTTCTTCGACTATTGCTTCCCGGGTTGCTTGCCTGATTCCGCTGCATTTGGCCCCTACGAATCACGCGATGCCGCGATAGCCGCCGCCCGCGACATGGCGACCGCCGACTAATGACGCAACCCTAACGCATCCGTATGGGTGCGTTAGACGATGCGCCATTGCATCAACAGACAAACGGAGACAACCATGCAACCCGATCCGCTTAAGGATTCCATCATCGCCGCCTTGCACGCATTTATCCGTCAGCGCCCCGGCTTGGAGTACGGCAATTACTGCGACGACGCCACCTACCGTTCCGAGATGCGTGGCATTACCCGCGACCTCAATCACGCACGGCAGCTGCTGCGACAGGTCGAATTGTCTTTCGGCATCACGGGTGCTGACATGCGGCGGACGGCCGCACACTCGCGGCTCAAAATCCGCAACACCGATTCCGGCATCGCCGTGGACTATTGCACCGGGCAGTATTTCCCGACGGAGTATCGTCGGGCCGTCGCCCGGTTTTGTGCCGAGCTGCTGTGGTCCCATCGCCGCGACCATGCCATGCCCGAAACACCTTCCGCCCCCGGCGAGCCGTGGCGATTCGGCGGCATGTCGGCGGGCGAATGGTTGCGGCATTCCTTCCGCCGCGAGTACGGCCGTGCCATCGCGAACCGTTACTTCAGCTGACAGTCCGCATCTTCAATCCGCCCGGCCCATGCGGGCGGATTCTGGGTGTCTACTAAACTAGAGGGTATGACCATGAGC